AAAAAAAGACACTTAAAAAAAAAAAAAAAAAACAATTTAAAAAAAAACAGGTAAAAAAAGTCAAAAGTTAAAAAGAAAAACCAGAAAAAAAAAAAAAAAAACAAAGACAGTCAAGAACCAAACAGTCTATGGCTAAAAAGACAGTCAAAAAGACGAACCAACCCTGTGAAATTAACAGGCGTAAGAGGGAAAACCAACCAAGTAAGGCAATGATAGGTCAAGAAAATGGAACTAAGTAAAGGCAAGAATAGACTAAGAGGCAAAAAAAACCTTCGGGGGGAAGACTTACCAACACTTTACGCTTGACTACTTGAACTGACTGTTTTATTTGACTTTTGGAAGTTAGGACAGTAGGAGAGAAGACAGAGAATAGGGGGTATGGGGGGAAGGAGAAGGGAGGGAGGGAGGAGGGGAAGAAACCTTTTGACGGGGAAGAAAAACGCGCGAGCGACCCGGGCCGAAAAAGCCGACACCTTGAAATTCGCAAAATAATGCCTCAAATTTGCATTTTTTACCTCCAGGGGTAGAAATACTAGGGTTTGGGGGTAAACTTGCAAATACGGGGCAATATTTCACGAATTAGGGGGTATCTTGCCGAAACTGATAATCGATTTGAAGACATTTGACTTTTTTGACCATCTGTCATAGTAAAAAACCTGGCGAAAACCAACAAAAATATCAATACCCTTTATTTCGCAATTAAATGCCTCGCATTTGCATTTTTGACTTAAGGGGGTAAGAAGTTATGGGTTAGGGGGTATAAATGCAATGGCGGGGCAGAATTTTGCGAATTTGAGGGTATTGTGGTCGAACTGATAATCGGACATTGCAAAAATCACTTTTGACTTCTCAGAAAAGATTATTTGACAGAATTGCATACAACCCGCACAAACAAAGGCACAAAAGAATTTTTGACATATGACTTGACAGATTTAGACATCCATGCTATGATGGGTTTGTAGCGATGCGAGGTCATTGACATTCGAATAGGCGGTGCACATTTGAGAAATTCGTCCTTTGTGAATTATGTGGACCGGATAGCTATTCTTTCGGGGGTCGCGGCGGAGAAAGTCCGGGAAGTTCTCTACGCAACCTTCAAAGACATATCGTTTCTGGTCAAAACGGGTAATACGGTTTCCGTGCCGTACCTCGGAGCGTTCAAAGTTCGCAATGGTCGGGTGACATGGTATTTGCCGAAAGAACTACGTGAGATCCATCCGAACAAGAGTCATACAACGGCTAGCAATCGGCGTAAGCTCCCTGAACAAGTCAATATCGATGTCGAGATCGAGCTCGGGAAGGAGAACTCTTGAGCAAAGAACTCATAGCCAAGCTTGTTGAAATGTTGAGGGCAGTCGATGGTTGGCAAAACGCTAGGACCGACTACGGTTTTATCGGCAAACTCTTGAACGAACATGAAGAAGCGCCGGTAAGACGGGCTTTGATGACTCTGGAAAGGGTTGCGAGACTCTATCCCCCTGAAGGACTCCGCGGGCTCTTCATCAGCCTTATTCAGGAAGCGAAAGAACAACTTGAGATCCAGGAGACGGCTAAAAGGCAAAGAGAATTTCTCAAGAAGAAGACACAGCTCCAATTCAGGAGGCTTAATGAACGCTGTTGAACTCTTAAAACTGGCATGGCAATACCGCAACAAGATTGATCTGACAAGTCTGTTGTCCCTGCCACCGCAATCGCTTGGAATATACCATGAGTTCCCCGAGGCGATATCCACGTCGTCAACACTTGAACAAGTCAGAAATAAGGTCAAAGAGAAGATTACCGTTAAGTGGTTGGAAGAACCCCTAAACGAACAATACGGACCTGTTGACTTTTCCTGGTTGGTCGGTGAGTTCAGACAAGACTTTCATCGACAAAAGCTCCGGGAATACATAGACGAAGTGGACGACCTGACATCGGTTCAGGCTTACATAGACCAGATACTTCAGGAAAGAACTGAAGAAGTAGTCAACCTCGAAGACCTCAAAGAAAAAATCCTCGACGAGTATGCGGTTCCCCAACTAATTGAAACTTTACCTTTTGGTTATGACCTTCTTGATAAATTTACATTAGGTATGCCAAGAGGACAACTGATAATTGTAGCAGCCGCTCCAGGACTAGGAAAAACTACATTTGGACTTAACGTTGCGATCCGTTCACAAAAGCCGGTGCTATTTTTTAGCATCGAGATGACAAAAAGGGAACTATTTGAAAGAACTCTAAGTATTAGGTCGGGCATACCCCATCGGGAAATTAAAGCCCACCGGCTGAAAAAAGAGGATATTGACCGTCTTTATAAGACGTGTGTTAGAAATATATACTGCGATGACTCCTCTCAGCTTACGGTCGGGCAAGTGCGAGCAAGGCTATCGAGCTTTTGCCGAAAACAGAAACCAGGTTTAGTCATAGTAGACTACCTCCAACTTATGAACGACCCGGCCAAAAAGAATGAATCTGAAGCGTTGCGAATCGGGAGAATAACCTATGGCTTGAAGGCCATAGCCAAAGACTTTGATGTTCCCATGATACTTATATCCCAACTTAACAGGGATTACTCAAAACGAACGGACAAAAGACCTAAGATGTCGGACCTGAGAGAGTCCGGCGCGATTGAACAAGCGGCCTACATGATATTTCTCTTACACAGAGATGATTACTTTGACTTTGAATCTATGAGACTGACAGAAGAGGAAATAGTACCTCTCGAACTCATAGTAGCGAAAAACAGGGGCGGAGGAACCGGACTGTTAGATTTTGAGCTAAACCTTCCCACCTTTACAATTGTCGAGGCCGACGAAGACCTCGCTAGAACGGACACTATTAACGTCTAAGGAGGCAATACCTTGATACTAAATGAATATTCAGGGGTAATAACCAACGTAAGATCTGCAAAATCGAAAAACGGGACGCCTATGGCCTTGATAACTCTTGAGGCGAAGAACCGCAAAGGTGTCGCAAAATCGATCAACGTTATCCAGATGAACCCCAAGCTAAAATTGAAAGTTGGATATGTCGTATCAATCAGGTGTTATGATGAACCAGGTCCCAGCAAGAATGGACAAATCACTCACTTCGTCGATGAAATGGACGTCCTAGGGGTTAACCCTAGAGTCAGCGGCGAGTCGCCTGCGGAGAAACCAAGGTCTGGTGGCGGAGGATATAACTCTGGCTATAGATCGCAGGAACCCGCACAAGCCAGCGTTGAAGACGACTTCGACATAGGCGAAGACGGAGACGACGGAGGAGACACCCTGCCTTTTTGAGTTCCAGCGTTTTATAGAAGTTCTTTCTCCCAGACTAGATTCGTATGCTATTCAGCGTCCTGAACACGGCTATATGGCCATCAGGGAACCTTTAACCAAAGAAGTTCTACTCAGGCATGTTCGTGGGCTGGAAACAGTCGGTTGTTATCTGGTCCACGAACAGCTTACTTCCAGCGCTGTTATAGACATAGATACGGAGATAGACTTAAGGGAGACTTTTGAAATAGCCAAAATAATCCAGAAAAGGTTCGATATATTGGGGCTACCTTCTTCTTTAGAGTTCTCGGGCCGTCGAGGTTTTCATCTATGGTTCTTTGCTGAAAGGCCGCTCCCCGCGGCTGTATGGCGCGAAGCACTTTACTATGTCCTGCCCGAACATTTACGACCTCCAGTCAGGGGACAAGTCTCCTGTGAGATATTTCCGAAACAGAACTCGATCGCTCCGGGGTCTCTCGGTTCCCTTATCAAACTCCCCCTTGGAAAACATCGATGGGGAAAATGGAGCTGTTTCCTTGACCAGAACGGCAAGCCCTCTCCTTTTACCTACTCTTATGTAGATATAGACTCGGTGTATGGTTTAGGAAAGAGAGAACCCAAACCGGAAAAAGAATTGACCCCCGAAGAAGAGGCCCGGCAATCCACGAGAGAAAAAGTCAGAAAAACAATCAATATGCAAGACCTAATTAAAAGCGAGTTCGGGATATACGTTCCTGAGAGGAGGCAATTTAGGTGCCTCTTTCATGAAGATTCCCGACCTTCGGCAGCGATATACAACAACATCGATGGCTGGCTATATGTCTGTTTTGCCGAAGGTTGCCGTAAGAAGGGACGTGATGTTATCGACATAATAACGGAATCGAAGGGGTATAGCGAGTGGGAAGCGATAGCTTATTTGCGGGATTGGTGGAGGCAAAACGGTGATAATAACTCTTGACGAATACGAAGATATTAAAAAAGTCTCTACCGGATTCCCTAATCTTGATTATGCAATGGGCGGGGGATTCATAGAAGGTTCTTCCAACACTATCGTTGGAGAAGCCAAATCCGGTAAGAGTAGTTTTTGTGTGCACTTTGCGGCGTTAGCACAGAAACGAGGCAAAAAGACTCTTTATGTTTCTATCGAAGCCCGCCCACATTTACAATACATGGAGTCTTTGGGAGTGGTTAAAAACAAGGACTTTTCTATCCTTATTCCCGAAGGCGCAGCCGAAGAAATGTTGGATGAGATACAGAAGAAAATCCTACTAGAAGACTACTATATCTTGATAATTGACTCAGTTGCCGCCATGACTCCCCAGGACGCACTTAGTAGAAGTTTTCAAGAAGGGGATAAGGTGGCCTCGCTGGCAAAGTTAGCAACCAGTATGCTCCAGCGCTTCACCCCCATAGCCAACAAGAAAAGAATGATTATCTTGTTGATAAACCAACTTAGGGAGAATATTGGTTATCACGGCAAACATATGCCCGGCGGGGCGGCTATCGAATTTTATTCCTCTCACGTTCTATATATGAAGGAGGACAGAGCCAAGGGAAATAAAGACTTCAAATACATCAATGTCGCAGTCAAGAAGTCGAGACTAAACACCGAAGGTGCTGAGGTCGCATTGTATAAATCGAGGACGGGGCCGTATTCACGCTGGTTGTCTGCCGTCGATTATATAAGTACCAGAGACCTTCTTAAGCGGGGAGGTTCTTATTACTCGATCAAGATTGAAGAAGAGGAATATAGAGCCCATGGTCAGCTTGGCTTCGTTTCGCTTTTGAAAGAGAAGTATGGCGATGTTGACACCTTTATGAATGAAGTCAAAAAACAATACCCGGAAGAGGAGGTGGTTAATGAGATTGTGGAATTGGAGAAAGAGACCAAAACTGAAAATATACCTAGAAGAAGGAGCAATAAAGCCAAGCAGGGCGTATGAAGAAGCCGCGGGACTAGACCTGTATAGCACGATGAGCTATAAAATACTTCCTTTTGACCAGGTAATAATCTCTACAAAGGTGCATTTAGCTATTCCTACCGGGTACGTGGGGTTCATCAAGCCTAGAAGCGGGCTGGCAGTAAAACAGAAACTAGATACCAGGGCAGGGGTAATAGACTCCGACTATAGAGGAGAGATCCGGGTAATACTTTATAATGCGTCGCACACCCCCGTATACATCTCCAAAGGAGATAAAGTCGCACAGCTTATTGTGATCCCCTGCCTGACAAATGATGAATACTTACCGATAGACGAAATCGAAAACACCGAACGCGGGACTAAAGGTTTCGGTAGCTCGGGCAAATAGGGAGTCGTAAGTCAACGACCCACGGATAAATCCGTGAGCTTGTAAAAGCTCTTGTTGACCAGCTTGAGTGTTTTGAGCACTACGTTACGAGTGAATACATAGGCACTCCGGGGTGACGCCACCAGCCCCGGACACTGCGGTGAATGATTAAACAGGTTGAGGGTCTAAACCAGTGTTGTTCACATTAAACCACTTGATAACATTGGCGAGGTGGACTTTACCGGCGCAAGTCGAGAATTGAGAGGTAACTATCTATAAAGGTCGGAGTGGAGCAGGCATTAAACTATCCAGAGATATCGCCGGAAGAACTCCATGATAATTGGGTATATTTCAAACTAGGCACTGGCTGGACATATGGGGAAGAAAAGAACATCGATAAGAAAACACATCCGTCTCTGATCCCGTACAAAGACTTGCCTGAGACGGAAAAAGTCAAAGATCACTTGTTCAGGGCGGTCGTAAACGCTCTTCGCAACACTTAGATTAAGGAGGACGCATGTTTTATATCAGAGATCAGCAAAAGAATATGGTAAATATTGCCAACTTCGACGGGCTACAAATTACCAAAGGGAAGCTTAAAAACAAGGAGAATCCTGAAGAAGAGGCAAAAGAAATCCACACCGTGATTGCATGGTGGAGGTCAAAGATCGACGAGAAGAATGTCAATTCACAGCTCCTTTTCGCGGGAAGCAAGGAAGCTTGTGAGAAATACCTTGAAGGTATTTGGGAACTGATCCAGGGAAAAAAGAAACGGCTCGCTAAGGAGTAAGTTGTGCCAGCGAAGGGATTTAGGTCTAAAGCCGAAAGACGTATCTATAGACTGCTATCCAAGGCGCTCCCTTCTACGGCGATCGAAACTGAATACTTTGTCAAAACGGAAGGTCAGAGGTTGTTTTTCGACCTCTACCTTCCTACTTTTAAGGTAGCGATTGAGATACAGGGAGACCAGCATTACGAAGAAGTCCCGTTCTTCCATGGTAATTCTGAAGAGGTCAGGAAGATTAATTTTTCTAACCAGAAAGAAAGAGACCGGATAAAGCGAGAGCTTACGGAGTATGGTCTTGGATTGATAATCCTGGACTATAAAGAAGCCATGAGTATTGATGAAATGGGACTAATTGAATTGTTGAAGAAGGAGGTAGCCCGCCGTGATTCGGAATTTTAAGATCGATTCCGACCTACAGTACAATGTCGAAATCCCGATACGCACTCCTTCATCCATAGCAGAGGTAAGAGGCGATGTAGAAAAACTTTTCGTCGCACAAGACCAGTTGATAGACGTCATTTCCAGGCTAAAGACCAAGAGGACAATTGTCTATAACAACAAGAAGGCGGAATATGCGCGGCAGGCGTCCACAAAAACAGATGCAAAAGAAGCTTTAAGACACGACAACGACGTTGAGACTCTTGAGACTGCCATAGAGAGAGCTGTGCATTACCATGAAATGGTGACGGAAATGTTGGCCTGGTATAGGTCGTTACACAGCTCGTATTCGAAGGAGCTGGCTTGATTCTATTTGCCGATTCTCCGATGTTTATAACTATGTATAGTCTTGCCTCATACCTTATCCGTGAAAAAGTCCGCGAAATGGGGATCGGGATATATAACACAGCCATGGAGTTTGTGAAGTTTTTCTTTTCCCGGGAGAAAGAGACTTTATGGACAGTCCTTTGTCTTGCCAACGGGGCTAAGATTGCTGTCCCTTATTCTTCGAGAGTTCAGTCTCTGGTAATGGGTTTCCCTATGATGGTCAAAAGTTATGAAGCAAAGAACGTAGGTTTTATGACTTCGCTTGACATGAAATATCGAACTCCTTATCTCAGTCAAAAAAGTCGGCTTGACTCAGATAACACAGACATTAATGTTGGGCGCCCTCATCTTGATGTTTTGTCGGCACAGTTTTTTGACTACGACTTTACAACACATAAGATGAAATCTCCCTGGAGAATCCCTGTGAAATTAAGAGGTCTCTCATGGAAAGGGGATAGTTTTAAGTCTTTACTTCCTAAAGAAGATGATGAACTCTTAAGTCTTTTGATCGGAGAGAACCCTCATCGGCGGGCGTTCCCCATGATCGCTTCACTAAAGAAGCACGCTCACTACAACATGATTAGATACATGTATGGGACAGAGACAGAGAACGAATCAGATCTGGCTATGCTATATCCCCTTACTGAAGCTCAATATTTTTACCTAACCTTCCTGGTGGGATATCCCCCAAAGCTTAATGGAACTCATATTTACGTGCCATACATGACCAAAAAGAAGGGTACGGCTTCACCAGACTATCCAGTCTTAAATATCTCGTTCTCATTACCTAAAATGTTTCGGGGATTGCCATGGGATAATTTTCACGACTTCAAAACCTCTTTACAGGTTGCCTTAAAAGAAGTCATTCGCTGGTCCTACTCGCCAGAGACGGCACAGCTTTACTCGTTGCTTCACCACTTGTTGTATTTTATATATATCCCGGTCATAGATAGCTATGTCATAAAAGAAGAACATCCCGCAACCTCTGTGTCCTGCAATACAACGAATAAATCGACGGGTTTTGTTGCTAATCTTGGGCTTGTGCTGTCTACCATAACCACAGGGGATCATATCCCCACGCCGACTTACTGGTTCGGGAGGGATCTGAAATAGAATACATGTCTATTATCACCTTTGAAGGAGGTCTGGCAAAAAGCGACCTCCTTTCTAAAGAAGCCGAAACGGCGGTTTGCATCGAAAACGGCAGGATTAACAACCCTCCGGCGGGAGAAACTGTCGAGTCCATCATCCAGAAACTAGAAGAACAAATAAACCTCGTCGTAAGTAATCCACATACAATATTATCCTGGAAGAAGTTCAAAGAAAACGACTCGCTAGGAGTCCAGGTAATGATATACTCCCAGACCCCAAAAGGATTATTGTCGCTCTACCGCATCTTCAAATGGAGTTCTAACATACCGGAAAGAATCGAAAAAATCAAAGAGACTTGCCAAAAGTTGGAGCTTTTCTCCTGGAGGCCAGGTCTGAAGAGCTAGGAGGTAACATGTTCAATTTTCTAAAACAGAACCCTAAGTCTTTGCCGGGGTTTATTCTGCAAAAACAACCTCTCGATGCCTACACCCTTACAATACCCGATGAAGAGTTTGTCCTCTCTTTTACTCCAGGGACACGGCTCTTCTCTATAACTCATAGGGGAAAGGAAATCGATACCCGCAATTTAGACAAGGTAAGCATCTCTCCTTTCTTCTTGATGAGGCTAAGGACTAAATTCGGGTTTAGTGCGCATCTATCTATCAATGGGTTAGGCATAGGAATAATAACCACGGCGGCTAAGATATTTATCTTTGGGAAGATGAATTATATGGAGTGGCGGGGACTCCTGAAGGAACATACTTGAACATAAGTAAGTTCTGGACTATCCTTGCTCTTGTCTTCGTAATTCTCGCCGGTGCCGATTCCCCCGCGTTGCCGGGCAGCTTTCTCGATATATACGACTCTTTATACGAACTCAATCCCGACATACCAGAAGAAAACGCAATCATTATATCTCTGACCCTTCTTGATGAATATGAGAGGTTTGGTACAATAGACCCCTTGCTAATGGTTGCCGTAGGATATAGAGAGACTGCCTTACAAAACGTCACCGGTGATGACGGAGGCTCTATAGGATATTTCCAGATACAAAAGGTTGCAGTCGATTATCTCTGTATGTTTTTCGACGATATAGAAGAGGCTTATAGTCAACTCCCATATCATGAGGCTTTGCTTTCAGATATAGAGCTACAGACCAGAATTGCTTTTCGTTATATGTATATGATGGCCGTTTATTGGTGGGCAGGGGACATTGACCAGGCTATTGCAAGTTATCAGGGTGGCCGGGGCGATACCCCTTATTACAGAGACGTGATTGCAATTTATGACTCGATAAAAGGAGAAGAGTAATGGAAGAAGAAGTATTGGAAACTGAAGATAAGATAGTAGAAGATCCTAAAATCTATGATGGTCGGGTGGTAAGACATCTAACTGCCAGCAACGTAAAGACTCTTGCGACTTGCCCGCGGAGGTTCTATTACGATAGTAGAGAAAGATCGAAATCTACCGGTCCCTTACTGATCGGCTCCTTGGTCCATGAATATATGGAAAAGAACCTGACTGAAGAACTTCCTCAGTCAATAGACATGACTGGATTGAAGGTCACTGACTGGGTCTCGTTCCATAAAGCTTACTCGCTTCTTCAGAGACCGATCGAGTATAGTAAAGAACGTTGTCTGGCGGTAGAACTCCCCTTCGAAATAACCCTTGATAACGGAGTCAATATCGGCGGGAAGATCGACTTGATATATCAAGAAGATGGATATCTACTCATAAACGACTTCAAAACCTCGAAAACTGCCTTAACCGATGAGGATATCAAACACGATATTCAGTTGAAGATGTACCAACTAGCCATAACTGAGATAGCCAAGATGACTATGGCGCAGAGAGAAAAAATGATAGAGGTAGTCACTGATCTTTACGGTCCTTTATCTGAGATGAATAAGAGTTTCATCCTTTCTTTTGACCAAGTTCCTAATATAATGGTCGCTCTTGACTACCTCTGGCTTGACAAAAGGGTAGAGACAAGATATTCCGATTCTCAGATGGAGATTTTCAAAGAGTACCTGAGCTACCTTTGGTCATTGGTCACTCTATTTGGAGATTCTGAAGAGTCGTTCGAGACTAATCCCGACAATCTCTGTTACTGGTGCGGGCATAAGGCGAAATGTCCGGCGTATAATTTCGACATCAAAGAAGAAGTCAGCCCTATTGAAAAATATATACAATACAAGCTGAAAGCGGGTTGGCTGGATAGGGAGCTTAGCGAACTCCAACAGCAACTTATTGAATATGCCGGAGGGAAACCTTTTGCGACGGACACGCACAACTTCTCTATAAATCAAAAAGAGATGAAACCCATAAACACAAATCTCGCGGCGGAACGACTTGGCGTCCCTGAAGCTAGTACCACAGACCAGATAGTAGCTGCATTGCTAAGAAAAATAGGGACTACAGATGAAGAAATCTTCACTATAAAATATTCCAAACCGTATATCAGTATGCGAAAGAAGAAGACGTGATCGTTATGTGGTATCACAATAAGAAAGGACAATGCTTTAACTTCGCACAATTAAGAGGCTTTGAAGTAAGAGAGGGAAAGACGGCATTAGACGACTCCTTTGTGGTGGCGGACGACCGACTCATAGAACAATTCCCCAACCGGGAATTATGTAGTCTTTTTGTAGACTACCTTTTAAACAAAATTAGGACTGGACAGAACCTGGCGACTTATAAGGAGTTTGTGAAGAGTATTCCTTATGAGAAACGGAAAGTCGCTGATCCGGTTATAGTCCCTAGTTGATTCTCCTAACCAAAACAATATAAAATCCCAGGGAGGTGAATGTCGGCCTACGGGCCGACTTTTTCTATGGAAGACAAAAAGACTATAGATGTCGAAAAAGTTATTGATGGTTATTTGACTGAAACCGATTGGAGGACTAAGGAAAGTTCGACTGTCACTTACTCGATTGGAGGACTTATCCTCCATGAAGCAGGTGCAATGACGGCTAATTACTGGTTGGGTAAGGTTTACAACGAAGATATTGCCAATGCGCATAGGAATGGAGACTTTCATATACATGACCTTTCAATGCTTTCGGGTTATTGCGCCGGGTGGGACCTCGAACAACTCATACGCGAAGGATTAGGCGGCGTTTCTCAGAAACTGTCCAGCTCTCCGGCGAAACACTTATCCACGCTTATAAACCAGATGGTCAACTTTATGGGGATTATGCAAAACGAATGGGCCGGTGCGCAAGCTTTCTCCGGTTTCGACACTTACCTCGCCCCCTTCGTCAAGATAGACAACTTATCTTATAAAGAAGTCAAACAGTGCATACAATCATTCTTATTCGGACTGAACACACCCTCTCGCTGGGGGACGCAATCTCCCTTTTCCAACATAACTCTTAACTGGACAATACCGGAGAGTTATAAAGAGAAACCGGCAATAATAGGTGGAAAAGAACAAAGCTTTACATATGGGTCCTGTCAAAGAGAATCGGACATGATAAATAGAGCTCTCCTAGAGCTATATGACGAAGGAGACGCAAATGGCCGCGGCTTTCAATACCCGATCCCGACATACAATATCGGAAAAGATTTCGATTGGGACAACCAAAACACCCGGCTCCTTTTTGAAATAACGGGCAAATATGGGACCCCCTATTTCCAAAACTTTATAAACTCCGATCTTAATCCCGACGATGTAAGGAGCCTTTGTTGTAGATTGACCCTAGACCGTCGAGAATTGAAGAGACGAGGCGGGGGATTGTTCGGGTCGGACGCTTTTACCGGGTCTATTGGAGTAGTTACCATCAATCTGCCGCGACTAGCATATCTTAGTGAAAACGAAGTGGAATTTTTCAACAAACTAGACGTTTTGATGAATCTAGCCAAAGACTCCCTTGAAGTAAAAAGAGAAACAATAAACCAGTTTAACCAGCGAGGGTTATATCCATACACGAAGAGATATCTCCAGCATTATGACAATCACTTCTCGACTATAGGACTGGTTGGAATGAACGAAGCATGTCTCAATGCTAAATGGGTAAGGCAGCCGATCTATAAAGAGGAGTCGAGAATTTTCGCCGTCAGAGTCTTAGACTTCATGAGAACTAAGCTGGGGGATTATCAGGAGAGCACGGGGAATCTATATAACCTCGAAGCGACTCCCGCGGAGTCTACGGCTTATAGATTAGCCAGGATAGACAAGATGAAGTATCCCGAGATCATTACCGCGGGGCAGAGAGATCCGTATTACACTAACTCAACCCATTTGCCGGTTGGTTTCACCAGCGATGTATTCGAAGCTTTAGACCTACAGGAAGAACTTCAGACACTTTATACAGGCGGTACCGTTTTTCATACCTTCTTGGGGGAAAAGATAACAGATTGGCGAACTACAATGGGATTGGTAAGGAAAATACTTACCAATTATCGAATCCCGTATATAACGATCTCACCTACGTATTCTGTTTGCCCAGATCATGGATATATCAACGGCGAGCAATATGAATGTCCTATATGTGGGAGAGAGACAGAAGTCTATTCGAGGATTACTGGATATTATCGTCCAGTTCAGAACTGGAACAAAGGGAAACAGGAGGAATTTAAGGAAAGAAGAACCTACCTGCCGGGAAGGGAGAGGTTACATGAAGATAGCAGGGTACGAGAAAGTAAGCCTGGTGGATTACCCGGGGAAGATAGCAACAACAATCTTTTCCTACGGGTGTAATTTTGCCTGTAAGTATTGCCACAACAAACATCTTTGGGATAGTAGTGGGGAAGAGGTTCCTTTTATAGAGATTCTTGATTACTTGAAGAGTCGAGAGAATAAGATTGAGGCCGTCGTATTCTCCGGCGGCGAGCCTACAATAAACAAAGACTTACTCAAGTATATCTGGGCTATTAAAAAGGAAGTCCCTGGTCTTTTGATAAAGGTAGACACTAACGGTTCCGACACACAGACATTGAAGGAGATATTGCCCTTCATAGACTATGTGGCTATGGACATCAAAGGACCGATGGAGCTCTATTCCGACGGGGTTTTTCAACCGGATAGAGTAATGAGCGGCTATGACCTATGTCAATCAGTCAAAACAGTCATAAAGTATGCCAAAGACTATGAGTTCAGGATAACCATGTGTCCTGAATACGTCTCGCCTGAAGAGTTCTATAAAATAACCACCATATTAGGGTGGGCAAAGAGGATAGTGCTACAACAATACAACCCACAACCGGGAGATCAGACCGTTCCATACAACATAGAAGATATAAAAAAGCTTGCAGAGGAATTAAAGGATGAAAGCAAATACGGGCTACATAAGCTACAAGAGGTCATCGTGAGATAAAAAAAGGGGGCTTTTGCCCCCTTTACTTTTTTACAATGTCCCACAGGTTCTTAGGCAAATGCCCTAGCTTCTGTAGGAGTTCGACGCCCTTGAGAAAAATATTTACGTAAGTGTTTTTCTTGACGAGCAGGGAGAAGATTCCCTTTATCCCTAGTGATACGGCAGTTTTTACGGTCAGTTCCGTAACGTGTTGCTTTCAGGAGGGATTTTCCCCGGCGGTAACTTTCAGCGCCAGGAGCTTTTGTTTCTTGTCTTCAAGGGAAGTTAGAGCCGAGTCTATCTCCTCTGGCGCGTCAGGAGTACATGTATACATCTCAAAACCTAAATCCATAGTCTTGAGAGCGACCGCGTTTTCGATCTTGTTTACGGCTCCCTTTTGTTTTATGGTGCTGGAGAGAAATTTGTTTATCAGTTTTACAGCACTCCCTGGCGCAAACTTCTCAAGAAGAAACACTATCAATGCAGGAAGGGCCACGCCAAGGGCCCAGCTTAAAAGATTATCCATATGTTTTGTCCTCCGTTATATGAAAAATTGAACCAGCAAAGTACCTAGAACGGAGATACCTATTGTAAGGATGTATTTCCAGATAGAAGTAGAAAAGTATGCAACCATCATTCCTTTTATCTTCCGCTCATACTCTTCGCTATTCAATTCTTCTCGCACAACAGTGCGGATTTTTTTGGCTGTTTCCGAACTCTCTATCTTGCCGTCTACAAAGCCTTTAAGTTTGTTTTCAAACACTGGATCGGATAAGCTGGCTTTGAAAGACGACTCGATCTTAGCTTCTAATTGCCCATTACTGAACATATCTATTAGTTTATTGATGTTTTTGCGCGTTTCAGCAGCTTCAACCGCCGCTTCGGTCTTATGCTGGTTCATCATACCCGCGGCCACCTTTGTAGCCACTATTTCTGCAATTTGTTCTACTTGCTTCGTATCTTCTTGTGTCAGTGGCATATTTTTAATCCCCCTTACAGAATATCCTTCGCCGTTGATTGAAAGGGATTACTTGAAGAATTTCTTGTTCTTCTGGTAGAAGTCTCGAATCCCCGAGTTAAAGTCAGGGAACTCGATATCGATCTTTTTCTCCTTACCGTTCAGCTTTAGTATAGGAATCCTGAAGGTCGGCGGGGAATAGCCGCCGGTCTGTGCATATTCAGCGAACTTCATAGCAGACGGGGCAGATATTTGTATATACTCTTTAGCCTTGACGCTCTTATTCCGTGGGTCTGGTTTGACCCTGGCTCTTGATTCATAGCCAGGGGTATGTATATGCCCTATAAGCACCGCATCTACATTTTCCCATGTAACGCCTTCCCAGAACCTTGCCTGAGCTTTGGCTCCGTCTGTCCTTCCCCCGCCTCTCCCGTGGTTTACTCCGAAAGTATAAGCGGCTGGTTTCCCATTCTTACTCTGTTTTCCTATATGGATTGTCGTTGCTGCCTTCCCTCTTGAATAGTTAATGCCTAAGTCTTCGCATAGTATGCCTGTAATATCTATACCGGCTCTTTTACGTGCCCTCCGCGGGTGATTACCCTCGATCATCAAAAGAATTTTATCGGCGACAGGGGCTAATATATGTTTTGTCACCCGATATGCCTGTGAAGTAGTTACTCTTTGCTCCATTAAAGTCCCTACATCGTCGTCAAAAGGGATCTCGAAGGTGTCTCCGGGATTTATTAGATAGTTATGAGGTTCTTTCAGCAATTCGACAATGTAAGACAAAAGAATCCAGTCAGACGTATTAGCTTCGACGTGCCAGTCTCCAAAGATAAAGAGGTTTATATAGTCTAGTTCCGGTGGTATCTTCGGGAAGAAATACGGGATCTCTTCGTTCAAGTCATAGAGATCCCATGGAGCTTTCTTAGTAACGGGTTTGTCTCCGATAAGCTGTGATATATTCAAGTCTTAGCCCCCCTTAGTTGGAATTGAGAAGGAACCCCCGGTCTTACGACACGGGGACTCTATTCGGCACCGCAAATGGTCTATCCATTTGTGCCCACTCTGCAATTTCCGCAGCGGGGACTTCTCGCTTATCCACTCTCAGGTTGGCTATCAACCGATTGCCTCGTTTATTAAAAATAATTGATGTTAAAGGGATAATTCGATATGGAATAACAACCATAAAATTACCATCGATATAAAGTTTAATCCCGGTTGTTTCCGACCAAGTAACTGCATAATGGTGATAAATATTATCATGTAAGAATGGACGAAAGATAGAAACTGGTAAATTATTTTTATATTGAGATAAACGGATTCCGGCGGGAATGGCTACCTTGTCTAGTTTTATCGCGTTAGATAATAAATTAGTTCCTTCCGAGATAGAGAAAAGGTTAGCATCCTCACTTCCTTTTGTGCTTTTAAGCCAAAAAGAAATAGTGCCTTGTTCTTCTATGTCGTATTTTAATTCGTAAGACATGGTGTCTTTTGGTTTTTCATATACACAAAATGAAGAAGCATATTCTCCTTCTTCTAATTGAGGTTTTGCAGCCATAAGTCTAGCATTGATAGAAGGAAGTATAATAAAGAACGACAAGACTCCAGAGGAGATAGGTTCGTCGTTCTCTAATAAAAATTGAGTTCTTCTCCAAGAGGGAGATAAGACAATTGTTTGATGTTCGCTCTCGATGCCGTTTAAAGTTGCATACATCTCGACTTCGATAGCTCTATTTGCTTGCATATACACACTTGCAACATGATTAGTGTCTGTTAGGTCTTCTAGGTTTTCTGCATACAATCTAGTTGTTAGTGCGGCGGGGTTAGCGATAAACACTTTTCCTAATGTTGGAGATTCTGTTTGGGAAATATTACTCCAAAGCTCCAGTTGGTTAAAGTGTGACCATAAAGACCAGTCAGTTGAGTAGTTATTATACCCGAGTAGGTTTATCGTATTATCCTCTAGCCCAAACCCCCTTATGCCAACAAACGGGATGTCGTCGTCTCGGGCAGTTACTGAGAGAAGACCAGTTGGGTGAATATATCCGCTTTTGGTTTTAAGTCCACTTAGAAATGGTAAAGTGGAAATCGCATCATAGGAAATTATTTGCCCAGACACTTTATCTCTAAAAACAGAACTAAGTGATCTATAATTAGAAACTCCGTCTATATAAATAGATGCTTCTGAAGCATTCTCGGCAACAATCCATGCTAAAGCGTTAAACTTAGTCGTATTGAGTCTAAAAGTCATTTTTCACCTCCATAAAAACGGACCTCCCAACATCTCGCAAATACTTTCTTTCAAAGCATCGCTTGAACAGTGCTTCAACATTCCCATATACGATTGAAAAGAACTATCGAACTCTTGAAACGTGATTTTGCCGTCTATAAATTTGTTTCTGAGAGATTTAAGTCTTCCTCTAAGTCTTTTTGCCGAGCTCTTCCTGAGCCGTACAACGTTCGGCCAGAGCCTATAACCCACCCAATCAATACCGCATGAGATTGGTCTTATCTGAGTCTTTGAATTACTTCTGAGAGCTAACCGCGTCTCTATAAATTCCTCCATCGCCCATCTCCATTCATGGAGCTGTCTTTTACTCGATGAGAGGCAGACTACATCATCCATATACCTCATGTAATATGGGATTTGAAGACTTCTCTTCGCGAACTGATCCAGCTCGTTGAGATAAACATTTGCGCTCATTTGAGATACAAGGTTCCCTACCGCCATCCCGACACCGCATATTCGATTGTCATAATCCGTGCTTCCGTCGACAAGTCCGAGATTGCCGTCGTTAGCCGTGGCGATCTCTTCAAGAAGCCATAGAAGGTCTTTATCCGGGAAATGTTTCTCATAAATAGACAAAAGGATTCTGTGGTTGACCCGATAGAAATATTTATGGATATCCAGTTTTAGGTAATACCATCTCTTTGGATCGGGGATACTCCCGAGCCATTCCCGCAAACATCTGAGTGCTTGATGTGCACCTTTTCCTTTTCTGCAAGCGTAGCTATCGGAAATATATTTTCTCTCAAGCATCGGCGAAAGATTCTGATAAATAGACCACTGAACGACTCTATCCCTGAAGGGCAGTGCCATAATCAGTCGCCTTTTGGGTTCGTTCACAAAGAACTCTCTATAAGGGGATTGCTTATATGTCTTCCAGACAAGCTCGTTTTGAATGAGAATAAGGTTTTCTTCAAGCCTATCGGAAAATTTAAGCACCTCGTTTCTGTATCTTTTGAGTTTTCTCGCGTTCTTATACGCCGTTAGCAACGATCCAAAATCATATATCAGGGGATATATATTGCTGTATCGCTTCATCTTTTTACCTCAAAATAACCGCGGCGCGTGGTTTTCCCACAGGCCGCGGAGTAGTCCAATTTTTCGCCGTCTGGCGCGGAAGAGACCCCCTTGTTCCTCTAAGCGCTGGAAAGAGATCCGTGAATCTCCAACTTCTGTCTTTTCGGGATTGGACGAGCGAGCGAAAACCCCAGATACGTATGCACGTTCGTGCGGTCGTTGTTGAGATTCAAATACGGTAAACCAGCATTGGACGTGTTGTTGTAGTTACCGCCACGATAGGGCAAACGCTAAATGGACCTCTCCCATATCTTTAGAGCTTAGATGACCTTATCCATCCTCCAAGCATCTTTCCAACTTCTGCAAGATGTTTGGAGATGACTTCATATTTCTTTGTTGGTATGAACTTCAGATCGACACTCAGTCTTATTTGCGTTCTGAGAAGTTCTAGGCTGGCGTCGAGTTGCCTCAAATGTTCGAGCTTCTGTTTCTCCTTGTTTGCTCTTGTGATGAGTCTAAGGATGTCAAAACAGGTCTTCTTGATCTCGGCAACCATAGCGAATTTCTCTGATTTAGGGAATTGAACCAATACAGGATATATGTATAAGATCAGATCGTACATCTTTTGTAGTATCTTCAATTCCACGTTTTCAATCCCCCTTTTGCCTTCAATAGCAGATTACAGAGCGCAAAGCACAGATCACGGTTGCCAAGCGAGCGAAAACCCCAGATACGTCCGCACGCTCGTGCGGACGTAGGCGAGATACAAAAACGGTAAACCAGCATAGGACGCGTAGTTGTAGTTACCGCCACGAAAGGGCAAACGCTCGCCGAGATTTCGCATGTAACCAGTTCCATGCGGATAGTTTGCGCTTTGAGGGAATAGACCGAGCTGTTTCAGAATGGCCGGTATGGTTGTTTCTCCCTTTGCCGCTATGT